AGATTCTATTAATGGAAAAACATTTAAAAGAAAACCCTGAATGGGAAAACGACAATAAACATTGCTCAAAGCCAGAATGCAAAGAATTAACAAGCCGAGAGAATAATAAGAAACATTTAGATACTTTGAGGAAGGATATAATTGATCATCAAGAAGATATTGAGGGCGATCATTAATCAGTTAAAGTTGGAAGAACAGTATAAATGAAGAAGTTGGGCTGCACTATTTATGATAAACGTCTAATACAGGGTTATACTATGCGTGAACTTATCATGATAATGGAAAAAAATGGCATTAAGATCAGTCCTACATATATCAATAAGATAGAGAAGCATAGCGAGATACCAGCGCCTGATGTTTTGGCCCAATTGGCTAGGGACTTGGAATTGGACGGAAAAGAATTATTTAAAATAGCCACGCAGGAGAAGATCGATCAACTTACCAGGAAGGTAAAAGATCTTTATGTGTGGGAAGTGTATCGATAAATAGGGACTAGCCGGCGTCGCTAGAGCTATGCCGTGCCACGTAGGGGGATTTATGAGTAATTTTGAATTCTTAGTTATGTTAATTATCTTTTTAAGTTTAATTAGAGAGAAGGGGCAGTAGACTACGAATTGGTTCCTGAACTTAAAGGCGTTAATCTAGAACGATATAGAAAAGAAGATGTTTCTAACTGGAAACTCCAGAAGATTGCATAGGGGGATTTATGCTTACACGAATAGCTTTGTGGATTGATCCTGAGTTTTTTAAGAGGCCCCGGTGGATACAGAGCCTCTGGATGGGTGCGATAGTATTTGGGTATTTTAAGTTTATTGGATTGTGCGTCAAGCTACTTCTTCTTCCCCTTTAAACTTACGTGCGAGACGATCTTTCTGAGGACCCAGTCTTTCTTGCACTTGCAGTTCTATATCGAAGGGTCTTTTGCCTTTGTTTTTTCTAACAATTTCACGGGCAATTTTAGCTTCGGACCGAGCAAGGGTATTGAATTCCTGAAGATTCTCAGCAACCTTCAACTTTCCTGCATCAGTTTGCATTAAGGTAGGAACAGTGGACATAAAGGCGCGAAGATCGGCATCGGTTAAACGGCTACCAAAATATTGTTTGGCGTTTTTCACAAAGTCATTCGATGTTTTCTCGAACTCTTCAATATCAGGTGATGTTGCCCGGATCAATGACTTAGCAGCTCCTGCGAGTGGTGATGCTAAAGCACCTATAGCACCGCCGATTAACGCTCCAGTGGTTGCTCCTGCTGGAACAGTTGCAACGGATATAGGGCCACCTGCGACACCCGCGAGTGCTCCTATACCAGCTCCCGCTGTTGCAAGCGTTCCTATACTAGTATCTTCTATTTTAGTGAGAAATGACCATAAGGCGGCATTAGGCAGTTTCCCGTTTTTTACAAGTTTCTTAATTTTATCAAGGCGAAGATCATTTTCTTCAGATGCTTTTTCTACCTTAAGAATAGAATCCCAATATGGTTTCGTTTCTTTCTGAGCAAGCAATTCTTCTTTTTTAGCATAATGCGCTTTAAGTTGCTTCTCTTTTCTCTCTTGTGCTTCTGTATTACTGAGTACTTTGTTCACATACTCAGTTTGCTTAGGCGATAGATCTTGCCATTTAATATCAGCTGCGGTGAGTTTTCTATTCTTTGGAGCTTCTTGATTTTGATATTTCTGCTGTTCTTCTTGCTGCAGATCTCGTTGCAAGTTTTGAGCTAATTGCTGCCCCGGAACTGCATTTATCCGATCCAAAGCACTCGGTTGCTGAGGCTGACCAAAACCATTCTGTTGCTGAGGATTGAGTCTGTTGAGTAATTCAGCATAAGGGGAGGCCTTGAGGGCATTAATCGCGGCCATTTCAGGATCTTTTGGTTGATTCTGATTGAATTGTTGCAACTTTTGCAATTTCGGAGATGCCTGAAATGGCGCTCTTTGTTGTTGTTTCGCTGGTATAGGCGCCCTTCCTGAAGCAATATTAATGGCTTCTTTATATGATTTATCTTGCTCAGGAGGACCACCAAAGTTCTGCTGTATCTGAGACTTACCATATTTACCTTTAATATATTGCTGAATGAGCTGAGGATCACCTTGTGCAATCTGAGCTGCTTTAGCTGGATCTTCCCCAAGCCCTTCAAGAAAAGCCTGTGTTTCTTTTACTTGTCTACGCTTCAGCAGATGTTGCGTTTGTCCCTCAACAAGAGCCGATAATCCTTCTCCGATTGAAGATCCTATTGATTTCTCTTGTTTAGTTACTGGAAAATAAATCATTGTTTACTTCCTTCCTGCTAAATAACCACCACCTAGATATCCTAATGCTGGGATAGCATTGGTCAAAAGATCCCTTATATTGTTTTTAACTCCACCACCACCAGGCCTATTAATAAATTCAGAGTGTGGGTTAAGGCCAAGTTGTAATTGCTGCAATCCATTCTGTTGATTTTGTTGTCCAAAGTGTGCCTGGAATGCCGCTAGTCTCTCGGCCAAACCTGATCCTGCGCCTGAAAGTTCACTCTTTAAGGTTCCTGAACTCGCAGAATTGGAACCACTGGCACTGAACTGTTCCTGTAACCGAGGAACTATGTCTTGAAAGAACGTATTTAATGCATCTTGCTTTATAGGTTCGAATCCCTGATAAGGATTATTAAGTTGTTGTTGTCCGCTATTGAGAAGATTGCTTAATACACCCTGCTGTTGCGGATTGTATTGATTAACACTCACCAAATCAGGAGTCTTCCCACTCCACCATGATGATTGCTGTTTAGGTAACTGAAGTTGAGATGTAAGTGGGTTTGCTTGTGATAATTGAACTCCACGTGGCATAGTTTACTCCTTTATATACTCTAAAATTACATAGGTCGTTGTATAGGCGCTATAATCGGTACCTCCTGTAGTTATATACACATTCGTAGCATCGGCTGAAAGCTCAAGGTTATCAGTTATCGAGGCTGCCGAACTATAGGGGATAGGGATAAAAGTTACAGAGGTAGGATCAGTCGCGACTCCATAGATTTTCACAAAAGAAAAAGTGTTGGTCACATTGGGGATATTGTGTGCCACAGTCTTGGTTCCTGTCGCTGGAAGAGCACCAAAATTGACCACCATGCGATAGACGGGTCGAGTCAGGTTGAAGTTATTGGCTACGTTAAAATAAACACCTCCTGTGACGAATTCTTGCGTAAGGTAATACCCCGTTTCTTTTAAGTTGGCTGCTAAGACAATGTTGTTCACCGTCTGATACAACCGAACAAGAAGTTCTTTAAACTCTTCAGATCCCACTTCAACTTCCTGTATCTGTGTCACATCAAAGAGGGTTGTAGTAGGTACGAATAATCCAAAATCGTTGATAATATTTGCCATTATTGTAACCTCGCGCTCGTTGGTTGGACATAAAAAGTATAGGCGTGGATTTCAAAAGGTGATGTAACAACTCCATAATTGACCATTTCTGTGGGTGAAAGATAGATATTGAGTTGGACAGATTGTCCTTCAGCCATAGGATAGGTAGGATGCCATAAACGATCTTGAGTTGCTTCCATTGGGTAGAGTGCATAGGGCGATGTTTCTACAATACTTGTTCCGATCAAACTGCCATTCTCTTCCGCTTGGGTAATAGTTCCCTGAGCGCTTGAAGACAATAAATAATCAACAGTAAATTCACCAACAGGGGTTCTATCAACAAGAAAATCTACTCGTTGAATCGTTGCATTGCGGTCCTGATCCACATAGAAGTTGAACTGTTTGGTGAGGATATTAATTTGTGATAAACGGGCTATAGTCCCACCGCCTGTGTAGACTCCTCCAGCCTCAATAACTCCTTGAATGTCGGGAGCGATGATAATAAATGTGTTAGCATCCGATATTAAAGAAATCTCATAAAGACTTAGGAATGGACCGGTGAGGCCATTAAGCCATTCAACATAGATGAAATCCCCTACATTAAGATTATGATTTATTACAGTAAGGGTAACGTTATCAGATGCATCAAGGTAGATATTCGTAATTTGTAATGCTGGAGCATTTTGTGCTTGGTTTGCATCAACAATAAAGACATATCCTTCTTGATTCCCTGCTAGTATCTCTTGGTTTAATGTTTGAGCTGATCCAGTTCCCCACGAAATACCGTTACTATTCCAAAAAGCATCTGTTGATGACCAATTTGTGGAGGACTGAGCGGCAGAATAATAGTATCCAAACGCAGTAATGGAATCGTCGTTAAACGCCCAAGATCCTGTCTTATAGTTATATACCAAAATCTTGTTAGGATACGTTGCACTATAGGGATTAGTACTAATACTTGGGAAGGTCCAATAAACCTGCTCAGAATAGTAATCTCTTATTCCATAAACACGATTAACCTCTGTTGCGCCATCATGGATCTGCCAGACGGTGTCCGGTATCTTATCATCAACCCGTTGAACATTGACACCGTTGCATGCATGAACACCAACGTTACCAACGGTAAGGAGTACTTTATCGAATGGGACTGATGAAAAGAGCGATTCAGCACCGAGTTCAGTATTTAATTTTTGCCAGGTAAATGGTTGTGCTTGGTTACCTGTGTAGACCAATTCCCAGGTACTTCTCTCGAAGTAGACTATGAGTCTATCTTTAATGAATCCACAAGATACGATATCTTCCATCGTGGCAGCATCAAGGAAGTTGCCGAGACCAGGGATATCCTGCCTCCAACCATTGGTCTGTAAAGGATCGCCAAATGCTGCCCATCGTACTCTATTGGTATATTGAACAGGAGTTCCGCCATTGAGTGCTTCCCAGGTGTTGAGCATGATTAGGCGGTTTTTAAAGACGACTGTCATAAGAGCAGTCTCAAGGGTATAGGTTCCCCCTACTGCACTTATTTGTGGATGAATAGTGGTCCATGCGGAGCCGTTCCAGTATTTAATTTGATCAGGGTAATTACCATTTACCACAAATAGATTTCGACTTGTAGTATCTTGCCCCCATGTAGTTCCCCAAAAGAACTGAGCATCGGTGCCCGTCCATATTGCTGTTCCCACTTGGTTAAAAGCTCCTGCGGTGGGAACTCCAAATTGATAGGCGAATTGTCTATCGAAAACGAAAACAGGATCAGTATTTGAACTATTCGTTTCATACGTTATAAACCCCATAATAGGCGTGGCAGGGTAGTAATAGACGGTTACTGCGCCCTCATTGGTAAAGGTTACCGTATTGGGATTACTGGTGTTATTTATGGTTGCCGTCGTAACAGGATTAGTACTATAGGTAAGGGCAGCAGCACCAAGTTGATAGACAGTATATATGTCAGTACCCACTGAAAACATCTGTCCTATTTTAAGTTGTGTTGCTATACCGGGTAAGCTCAGAGCAACGCCCTCATTAGTTCCAAGACTTACTCTTACACGTGAATAAAGTTGGGCAACGGATTGGACAACGGTATTATTCATTAAACGAGAACCAAATCGCTTTTTGACGCGACCACGGAATACATAGGCGTTATTGAGTTGAGAGAACGAGTCATCGGTTATTAACCAAGGCTTCTGGTCTGTTGTCAAACCGCCATTAATTGGTGCGATCATAAAGCGATCTAATGGCATATTAGTTCCCTATAGCTAAATAGTTCACGAGTGTTGTGCCTGCAGGACTACCGTTATAGATAATGCTGAACCCTGTTGTGGCTATCGAACTTGTTTGTACTGCCACCGCGCCTGAAAAGGGTGTATTCGCATCGCTTGTAGTAAGAATTACGGTAAATATATTACTGAATACAGGTATCGTTGCTGCTGTTGGGAATGCATAGGCAAATGGTTCTCCCGTATTAATGGCGGTTGTTACACCCCATTTCATCAAGACACCAGACGGAAGATAGGTCCATCCAGTCGTCGCCTGATGACTCGCGGTCATAGGAGTAGTGGTTGTTCCATTTGTTTTGACGATAAAGAGTTCATTACCAGTTGTGAGACTTGATGTCGCATTGTACATCGTTATATCACCGGCAGCTGGTGTTGGAACAGTACTTAAGTTATAAAATTGCACAAACGCATGTTTCCCTTGAAATCCTGATCCATCATTATAGGGAACGTGGTTTACCGTAAAGGCGGTATCAATCACCGAAAAATTTGTTTGTATGAGCGACTGCGATGAGGCAAGTGTCTGGCTCGCGGTTGGAACGTTATTTAACATTAGCTACTCCTAATTTTAGTGCGAATCTTGGGACTATGACTCCATACTTTGAGGATTATCCTCAGAATTGCCCCCCGCCTGAGAACCATCCTGCTCCGTATCCACCCGCAATATTCTCCGTATAAATTGTTGAAGATCGTTGGCTTGTTTGTTGTACAATACTTCTTCTTAGGCAGAGTCGTTCTTGCATTTTGAATTCAGGCATTATTTGTTGTACTGAATCAAGATCCATACGATCTTCGAACACTTTCTTAGCTGCTCCATAAGCGATATATTGCCACCATTCCTGTAAGTCAGGACTTTGACCCGTAGTAAGAAGTTCTGTTGGCTGGACATACACTTCCATATTGACTGCGTATGGCTGATCGGGTACCGGTCTCACGGTGAACTCGCCATCATAAAAGAGTAATGCTTGAGGGAGTGTTACATTTTGTGGAACTGTCTGGCTATTGATTGCCTCTCCTTTACCAGGGGCGAAGGGGAACGTAATAACAAACTGGCCAGTAACATAATTGATGTAATTAACAGGATCTTGCACCGTCATTGACGTAAGAGAAGAAATATCACCGGGGAGATACAAATTTCCTAGAGAAGGTGATATCGGATAATCGATCAGAGAAAGACCAAAATAGTTCGTAGAAACAGAGCTAAACAGAACATTATTTCTTAAAATAGCCGTTTGTTGGGTACTCCCTGGTGGATTGATAGCTTGCTGAGAGTTGACGACACCGCTAAATGTTGCCGTAGTTCCATCACCTGCTACCCCTATCGAAGCGATTGAGTTCACAAAAGGATAGATACCAAAGAACTGCTCTCGATCTTCGAAGAACTGGCTCTGGAACCCTGCTATATATATGGGAGGATGAACCGAAATATACTTATTAATAAAATTATAAAGAGGAGAATTTGGATCAGTACTTGTCGGATAAACATCAACGTATGGCTCCGTGTAGAAGGTAAACGTAGTTCGTAGGTTGAGTAACCTGATTTGTTCAGGGAAGTCATACAATACAAACGTATTGATGTACTGATTAAGCTGCGCTGTCGTCAATTGATTTTCTGACGGACTTCGCGTCAGCCTCCGTACTTTCTGTTGTATCGCATTTAACGTTGAATCTGCCATATACTATCTCCTATTTTTTCCTATCCTAGCGAGTTGCGAATTTCAAATCTACAAGCGTCGAAGATTCCCTATATAGCTGCGTATGGTAACACGTTCTGTACTGCTGCAGTTAACTGGTTATTATCTTCTCCCACAGGAACAACGGTAGGGTATTGCTGATTAGCCGGTTGAGTTGCAGGCACACTAAACGCACTAAACGAGGTACTATCTATCGATATTTGGAATGTAGTAGATCCGGTAACGATAATCTCACCTACCATCTGATTTATCTGTTGCATCCCATAGCCAAGGGGAATATTTATCCTCACAATAGATCCCGTAATGTATTGATGGGGGAAGGTGGTGGTGACCACCGCTGGATTAGTATTCGTAATAGTAGACACCACCCTCAAAGCTGGCTGGAATACAGGATATTGCTGAGCCAGTTTAGCCATTACAGTGTCGCTTCTACATGTAATGTATCACTAGATTCATCAGAATCCAGGAACTCGAGAGACTGGAAGCTACAACGACGTACCTTTTTAGTGATCTTTGCAACATTCTGGAAGCCGTTATCATTATCTATTCTCACGTAATCATATTCAGGGTACCAACAGTTCTTATTAAGATGCTTGGCAACGCCTAGGGGAATAGTTTTAATTTCACCATCTTTAAGAGTATAGTTCTCTACCTGGTCACCTTTATGAAGCTTGAGACTAAAGCTCATCTCTCCTTGTGGTACTTCATGGAAGTGAAACTTACCTTTAACCGGTGTTTTATCTTTATCTCAAAGGTAATTAAGGTTAGGTTTTACCACTTCTTTTTTAACAGTTTTTGATGCTTCCATTGTCTTCCTTTAAAAGTTATAATGAAATTTCATCGTACTACTTCGTCCTTGACGGGACCTTTCCATTCAGGGGTAATAACACTACCCCTGTTTCATTTACTCTACAGTCCGCCGTAGGTCGACTTACCAGCTACCCAGTAAATCGTATCTCCGGTTGGTGCATTTCCTGAAGTCCACGCAACAGAACCTGAAGGTCCTAGAATAGGCGTTGTCAGCTGAAGCCCATTACCACCCGTTCCCAAAATCATGCCGAGATAGCCAGTATTAACCGTTGAATCGGCAAGAAGACCATTGTTGGTATTAAAGATCTGTTGACCAGCAATAGTAGGAGTTTGAGCAGCAGTAGAAGACAGAGATGTCGCCGTATCTTCACCAAAAGGAATAACTTGAGGGAAGTTACTTGGCTGTTGTGCAATCGTTGGGAATGTAAACGCAGTATATGCGGTCGTATTAATATTGATCGTGAAGTTATAATCGTCCACAACCGTCAATACAATCGCAGGTACTGAACTACTTGTTGGATAATAGTTGTTCAAGATCTGTGGATTCAATTGGATCATTCCAGAAACTGAAGGAATGTTGAATCGCACTTCTTGACCAGGTGTCAATCCATGAGCAACTGACGTCGATACCTGTCCATTAGTAGCCTGTGTAATGTTAGTAATATAACGATTACGCGGATAATAAAGTTGAGTATTACCATTATTTACAATGCTATAGAATCCAGCACCACCAATAGCACCTGGCGCAGTAGCCAATACGTTCGTAGCAGTAAGGAGTGTAAAGCTTGTATTTGCAGTCACCGCACCAACTACCATATCGATACCATTGACATCAGTTTGAGCTGTAGAGCTCATTCTAACGATAGTACCTACTGAAACACCCGCAGTGCTCGCAGTACTTACTACAGGCCTTGTGGCGTTCGTAGAAGCAGTAGTAGCAACAGGGTTACCCAGTAATGGAAGTGATCCAATTGACTGTCCTGATGGATCATAAAGAGTGAATCCGCCTGTGGCCATCGTGTCACCATACAGAACCGCTGTTGCAGCGCCTTTGTACGTAACAATCGCAGAGCCTGCAGCCATACCACGCTGCCAATAGAAGGTCATTCCATTAGAAGCATTTGCTGTTCCATTGAAGTATGCGCCTGTCGTTCCAACAGTACCAAATTGGGTGAAGTTTCTAACCATCATCCAATCAGCATTAGAAGGAATCTGTACAATAGTCGCATTTGCTTGGCCAATCGAAGCACTACCCGCGTTGGGGTTCGTAAGACCGGTAGTATTAGCTATAAAACTACCTTGACCTAATATAGTTCCGTCCATGGTTTATCCTTTCTTAAGCTAATGTAGCTCGTAAATTAAGTACCCACAGATCATTCGTAATACGAGGAACTTCAGCGAACTTATACCCTACTGAAGCATTAAGCGCTAATGGACCATCATAGATAGGTGGCATTCTGTTACTTTTGTGACCTATTTCTAGGCGGGCAAGACTCTTCGGACTCACCTCTCTACGTCACCGCAGAGTTCAGACTATCGCATCCCTTAAGCGATCTTAAAGGTCTCTTCACTTAGTCGTTCACGGTGGCTTGCGCCTTCCGCCCTGTTGTCTGTTAACCAGAGTTCCAAGTCAATCAGAAGAGATTTTAATACCGCAACACCTTTACGGTATATAAACGCTGCAGAGTAGCCATCTTGTTCGATACAAGCGTATGCTTCCATACCCACGCAGAAGATGTTGTAAACGTTTGCACTAAGAGATGATGCATTCGCTGAAGACGATCCTATGCTTGAGATAAGGAAACGAAGGTTACCAATAGCACCCCATTCTGATTGCAGAGCATTCATAGGAGATGGATATTGGTTAACTTGCGTGAAAGACGATACCGCTTCCAAGTTACCGGTAAGCTGTGTAGAACACAGTGCAAAGTATGCATTACGCACAGGCGCAGTTCCGAACTTATCTTCACCTTCAATGTTGTCCATAATCGTGTATGCGTTGTTATTAAGTAACGCACGAACGACCGTTTGGACGTCAGAAAGGGTTATTTCTGTTGGATTGTCCGAATCTATTACTTTATTGACTTATAAAGGCTTTTTTGCTATCATTTGTTACATGATACAAAAAAATACCGAATTTTCTTACCTTGCGGGCTATCTCGATGGAGATGGCTGTTTCTATATTGGCTATGATAAATCGACCAAAAGAATTAAACGAAAGAAGATTATATGCATTATAATTAATTCTGTTAATGAATGCACTCTTAAATCGTTTAAAAAAGTCTTTGGTGGATCTATACAACTTACCAGTAAAGCGCATGATAATAATAAATCCCTGTTTCGTTATACGATCAGAAAAAGAAACATTTTGGCATTTATAGAGAAGGTTATGCCGTTCTTGGTTGAGAAGAAAGAAGAATGTGAAGTAGCTCTTAAGTTCTCTAAAACTGATTGTAAGATACTCGAACAAGAATTGCTTTATCGTATGAAAACTCTTAAAGATGTAAGCAATTTGGTTTCTAAGTATCATAAAGAAGAATTTGAGAAAGTAAGAAATACTGTTATTCCCACTAACGAAGATTATGCCTATCTTGCAGGATTCATAGATGCTGAATGCTGTTTGGGCATCCAAAAATATAAACCTAAAGATGCACCTAATAATATCTATAAGATTCTTCTTCAATGTAATAACACTAAAGCACCCGTATTTAAGTGGATCCTTGAACGCTTTGGTGGAGTCATCCATTTTGTAAACAGACTCACCCATCAAAAGGCTAGGAAGAATCAACTTACTTGGCGTCTTTCTGCAAGAGAGCTCTATAAACTTTTGCCTAATATTTTGCCGTTTCTGAGGTATAAAAAACCAGTTTGTGCAGAGCTCATTAAATTTTATGAAACAATACTTCCTAATGGAGGCGCAAGACACACAGATGAGTTTCGAACTCATTATGAGTCTGTGCTTAAAATCAGAGAAAATATTGTTACTAAAGTTCATTTGCTCAACCTCAAAGGTAATTCAATTATAAGCGGGTAGTCATTTCTGCTACCTCTCATACTTATCGCATGAGACTCGACTATCGCATCACTCTTTCGAGCGTCTCAGGGCTTAGTCTGTCAGGCTGCACGGTTTCCCTGCTTGCCCCTTGTTACCGGCTCTTAAGCTTCGGCTTCCAAGTCAATCACCCAAGATTTTTTAACGGCAACAACCAACTTACCGTTAACTCCGCCAGTACAATTGATAAAACTTGCTGTTGAGGCAAGCATATCTCTTGTGAGTTGATCCTCAGTTTGCGAAACGGAGTGAGACACCTAAACGAGCAGCGCACTCATTCAAGACTGGGTCTTGGTTTTGCAACGTTACTTGTTCATTGAGCTGTACGTAAGTTCCATAGAAACTTATTTTGGCATCGATGTCCACGGCGGTCAGGTTCTGAGGCGGCGGAGTAACACCACTATTACCCAATGGTACCATTGCAGTATTTAAAGGATTATATCGTCGCATACGAAGCGTAGTACCACCATTACGAGGCATATTCTTACGCATCGCTGGTATCTTGTGGATCATGTTGGGAACCGGCACCGATAATAATTTGTAACTGAAACTTTGTTGCACCTTGCTGTTACTTTTATGACCTATTGTAATAATAGGCGGGTAAGTCTTCTCAGCCTACCTCTCTATGTTTCCATAGAGTTCAGAGTACCGCATCACCTTTAAGGAATAATTCCTTTTGGGTGTCTCCTCGCTTACTGCGTTCATGCTGCACGGTTTTGACACGAGTGTCATCGCCTGCTTGCACCTTGTTGCCTTCGGCATTATCCGGTCAGGTTTTCAAGACTATCAGAGGAGATTTAACGCCCCCATGTTATATTCTAGGGGCCGGCAAGGAGCTGGTCGTAGTAATTGACATATAAATTTCCTCTTAGTTTCTTTTCTATTTGAAACTAATAAGATGTTTATAAGATGACTGAGGCTAGACGATTCCTCAATTGTACGTCTATACTTGTGGTCTGACGAAAACCAGTTACGTCGTTTTGGGATAAGCGACTTCCCGAATGACGCTCATAAATAGTATATAGAGAAACAACGATGATTAACAAGAGGTTCGGTCGATGGTTTGTAGTAAAAGAAGTCGCCACTGAGAAAATCGCTCGGTGTTATGAGTGTAAATGTGAGTGCGGAAATATAAGAATTATCGAGGGAACAACTCTGAGGGCTCAGAGATCAAAACAATGCACGGATTGTCAGTATAGAATGCTCTATAATCCTGATCGGATGATAGGTAAAAAGTTTGGGAAATGGACTATTATTAAGTTCATAGATATCCATAGAAAACTACAAAGATTCGAATGTGTGTGTGCGTGTGGCACTAAAGGTATTCACTGCGCTGCTGATTTAAGATCTGGTAAAAGTACACAATGTACTACATGTCACAATAGAGAGAATGCCGTTCTTAATATAAAACACGGTATGCATGCCGAGAAGATATATAAGGTATGGAGTTCAATGCTTCATCGTTGTAGAAATACTAATGATAAAGGCTATAAATACTATGGAGGTCGTGGTATCAGCGTCTGTGAAAGATGGTATGATTTTAAGAACTTCTTTGAAGATATGGGATTGCCGCCTGAAGGTCTTACAATAGATCGCATCGACAATAATGGTAATTACGAAAAAGAGAACTGCCGTTGGGTTACTCATAAAGAGAACTGCAATAATAGATATTAATAGTTTGGCTCCCCGGGCAGGGCTCGAACCTGCGACCTAATGATTAACAGTCATTTGCTCTACCGCTG